GCTAATGGTCATCTGACCTACCTGAAGTATGACCTAGAGGACAAGCAGGCTCCTGTCTATGAGGTTCTAAAGAAGGACATAGAGGAGCGTATCATCCATGTGAAGGAGATGGTAGAGCAGAAGGAACCACCGCCCCTGTGCCATGATACAGTGCCTGATGGTAAGTCTGGTAACAAGAAGCTGGCTACAGGCTGCTCCTACTGTCACTTCAAACATGCTTGCTATCCTAACCTACGTACATTCCTGTACTCTACAGGGCCACGGTACTTAACGGAGGTGGTGAATGAGCCTAAAGTCCAAGAGATCACGTAAGCAGAGTGTCTACAGGTCTGGACTAGAGAAACGCTTTGCACAGACTGTACCTAAACGAAGGTACCTGTACGAGCCATATGATGTACCATACGTGATGCACAGGAAGTACAAGCCAGACTTTGTGGACAAGAAGACGGGTGACTACATTGAAACTAAAGGTTTCTTTAGGACAGGAGACACCCAGAAGTATACATCAATACGTGATAGTATAGCCCCTACTAAACTAATCTTTGTGCTGTCTGATCCCAACAAGAAGGTCAGGAAAGGTTCTAAGATTACAATGGGCCAGTGGTGCCACAAGGAAGGCTTTGAGTTTTACACAGTTGATGAGTATGTAGATCATGTCACTAACAATGGATGAAGTAATAGAGCGTATCCTAGCTAGATACGACGCAGAAGACTTACTGGAAGCTCTGGACATTAGTTCTGAAGAACTGCTGGACAGGTTTGAAGATAAGTTTATTAACCGTTTAACCTTCTTTGAAGAAGCTGTAGATGAAGATGAAGTGGAGCTAGAGCAAGATGAGTATTGATAACGCTACTCCAGCGGAGTGGAACAAGATAAACAGAAAGAAAGATTGGGCTTGGATGGATGCGGAAGACAACGAACCTAACGACCACCCAAGGTTTTCTGAAGAAGCAATGTCAAAGACCTACGACCCGGTTAACAGACCGGAGCATTACAATACTGGTGGCTTGGAATGTATTGATGCTATTCGTGGGATGCTTACACATGATGAGTACATTGGATACTTGCGTGGCAATGCCCTGAAGTACATGTGGCGCTTTAGATACAAGAAGAAGCCCATTGAAGACCTACGCAAAGCACGTTGGTACGAAGAACGATTGATGAATTACATGTTGGAGCACCCAAGTGACAAGTAAGGTAGGCGTACAGGATTACTTAGGTATCCAGATTGATTATGACAGAGAAGAAAACCTTAATGTGTTTTCACTAGAGACACTGAAGGATAGATATTTCTGGGAGGATGAGACACATGCCCAAGAAGCATTCGCCAGAGCAGCGGTCTATGGTGCAACGTATCAAGGACATACTGACTACAATCTTGCACAGCGACTTTACGACTACGCAAGCAAGAGCTGGTTCGGTTTTAGCACTCCTATACTTAGTAACGGGGGAACAACTCGTGGCCTCCCTATTAGCTGTTTTCTTAATTATGTTCCTGATTCAAGGCGTGGTCTTTCTAATCACTACGATGAGAACATTTGGTTGGCAAGTGGCGGTGGAGGCTTGGGTGGATATTGGGGTGATGTTAGAAGTAATGGCGTTTCTACTTCTAACGGCAGTCAGTCTACTGGTTCTATCCCTTTCATGCACGTAGTTGACAGTCAAATGCTTGCCTTTAACCAAGGCGTAACAAGACGAGGATCTTATGCAGCGTATATGGACATCAGTCACCCGGAAGTGGAAGAGTTTATCGCTATGCGAAAGACTACTGGGGGTGATCTTAATCGTAAGTGCCTTAACCTTCACAATGGAATTACAGTCACAGATGAATTCTTGGCCGCCGTCATGTCTGATGATAACTGGAGGCTGATAGACCCTAAGTCCAAGCAGGCAGTCAAGACTGTATCAGCAAGGGACTTGTGGTGGCAGCTAATCCACACTAGAGCAGAGACAGGTGAACCGTACATTGTTAACCTAGATCGCTGTAACGAGGCTCTACCGGAGGAACAGAAGGAGCTAGGGCTACAGGTACGCCAGAGTAATCTATGCTCTGAGATTACCTTACCGACCAGTGAGTCACGCACAGCAGTGTGCTGTCTGTCCAGTGTTAACCTAGAGTACTTTGATGAATGGAAGGACGATGAACTGTTCATCAGTGATCTAGTGACTATGCTGGACAATATCATTGAGCACTTTATTGATAACGCTACAGAAGGCAATCACAGCTATGCTAAGAATGCCATGAACAAGCGGGAGTTTTTAGAGAATGTGGCATCAAATAAAACAGGCTTTGCAAAGGCCGCTTATTCAGCATATAGAGAACGTGCGCTGGGACTTGGAGCGATGGGTTTTCATAGCTACCTTCAACGTAATGGAATACCTTTTGAAGGAATGTACGCCTCCAGCTTTAACAACAGAGCGTTCAAGCACATTAAGGAAAGAGCTACTGCCGCTAGTGAAGTACTGGGTGATGATCGTGGGGTGGCTCCAGATATGCTTGGTAGCAACCGTCGTAATTCCCATCTGCTTGCTATTGCCCCTAATGCTAGTTCTAGTATTATATGTGGTGGAACAAGCCCTAGTATTGAGCCTACGAGGGCTAACGTATTTACGCACAAGACTTTGACAGGCTCATACAAAGTCAAGAACAAATACTTGGAGGAACTACTTGAAACCAAAGGTGCCAACACAGAGAAAACATGGAAAGATATTGCTGCTGCTGAAGGCTCTGTTAAAGACTTACCGCAACTCACGGAAGAAGAGAAGGAGGTATTTAAGACAGCCCCTGAACTTAACCAAATTTGGGTCATCGAACATGCGTACCAAAGACAAAAGTACATCTGCCAAGCACAGTCAGTAAACCTGTTCTTTGAGCCACCACCGGCTACGGCACCACAGGAGCTACATGATGAGTATTTGGAGTATGTTAATAGCGTACATTGGACAGGAGCTAACAAACTCAAATCTATGTATTACCTGCGAACTACAGCGGCTAGAAATACAGAGAATGTTAACGTCAAGATACCAAGGATCAACCTTGAAGACGGAGAATGTTTAAGCTGTGAAGGATGACAAGGAGCAGTTCAATAAATATTGTCTGCAACAGTGGACACAGTACATGGAAAAAGCAGGGATAGAGCAAGAGTCACCCTTGAGCTTCAAGCAATACCTGAACAGATACAAGAAACTACTGGAGGAAGAATACAGTGAGGGATCAGAAGATTAAAGCCCTAGAGCTAAAGTACAGGGCTGGTATAGCGGAACATCTAGCAGAGATTCAGAACTATGTAGACAATTCTGTGGGCGTAGGTGAGCATGGAAACTTGGTTGAGTCTATGGATCAACTTATCGCTAAACTGTCTGAGTTTGAAGAGAAACTAATAACACTAGAGAAGTATTTTAACTATGAGTAATGTAATTAACCTTATGCCTACACAGGCAACCGCTGATGAAGTCCTAGAGGACTGCAAGGGTGACTTTAATCACGTACTTGTTATTGGCTGGACGGAAGACGATGCTCTGACAGCTAAGGCTACAGAGTCTATGGACTTGAAGGAGACCATCTACTTGGTGGAAGTATTCAAGCAAGCAGTAATTATGGCAGGACATGAAGTAGAATGAGCTTATTAGATACTAGAGATTACTACAAACCATTTGACCATCCTTGGATGTTCGACTACTACTCACAACAGAATCAGATGCACTGGTTCCCAGAGGACGTACCTCTGCACAATGATGTCAAAGACTGGCAGACAATGACTGATGAAGAGAAGAACCTACTGACTCAGATCTTCCGTCTGTTTACACAGTCTGATGTAGACGTAGGTGCTGGGTACGTCGATAGGTACATGCGTATCTTTAAGAAACCTGAAGCACGTATGATGATGTCTAGCTTTGCTAACATGGAGTCCATACACCAACATGCCTACAGCCTGCTACTGGACACCGTAGGGATGCCAGAGGTTGAGTATAAAGCGTTTGCAGAGTACGAAGCTATGGCAGACAAGCATGAGTACATCAACGCTGTGAAGGTCACCAAGGGCGACAAGAAGTCCATTGCTAAGGCACTGGCTATCTACTCAGGTTTTACTGAAGGCTTGCAGTTGTTCTCTAGCTTCATCATCCTGCTTAACTTCCCACGGTTTGGCAAGATGAAGGGCATGGGGCAGATCATTACGTACAGCATACGTGATGAGTCCATGCACGTAGAGGCAATGACAAAGCTATTCAGGGAGTTTATTCAGGAGAACATAGACTTGTGGACTGATGACTTCAAGGCTGAGATCTATCAGGCATGTCGTGAGATGGTTGACCTAGAGGATAGGTTCTTGGATTTGGTGTTTGAGCAAGGTGACATACCGGGCTTAACCAAGAAGGAGATGCAACAGTACATCAGGTACATTGCTGACCGTAGGCTTCTACAGTTAGGACTCAAGACTAACTACAATGTCAAAGAGAACCCACTGAACTGGCTGGACGATGTGTTAGGTGTAGAGCATCAGAACTTCTTTGAAGGCAGAGCTACCACCTACATGAAGGCTGGACTACGTGGTGACGTTGGTAAGGTTAAGTTTGCTAATGTAGCTTAAGAAGACTTGGGGGCGCAATGCCCCCTTTGTCTCTACATTCCTATTGCTGGACGGTATCTAACAACACCTTCCTGTCCGTACCTAGGCCCAAGCGCATCCTCTACCTTCAGGATTGCTTTAGTTGGCCCTAATACTTCTTCTCTGACTACATTTTGTATGTAGGCTTGATCTTCATCACTCAAAGAGCTAAAGATCTTTGCTGCTCCTGACATGAGAAACTCAGGAGTTAAGTTCTCTGACTTACTCTTGTTTTGCAACAGCAGTAACTGATTAACAGCTTTAGGGCTGCTAACAATACGTTGTAACACTGACGGTGCCATAAGCCAGCCAAGCGATGAAGTTACGAATCCTAAAGGGCCACCAGCAGCAGTGCTTGCGCCTACAGTAAGTAGGCCGGAAACAGCGGATGTAGTTTTAGAGTTTAACAGCAAAGCGCCGAACAAAGACCCATCATTGCTGCCTGCATCTGACATAGCGTTAAGTAAAGACTTAAACCTACCGTAGTCTTCTCCCATTATTGACTGTTGAATCTCTTTTACAGAAGGTTTCTCAGCTTCAGTTGCAAGTCTCTTGTAGTCATTAATGTCAAAGTTAGGATTGTTTACATTAGGCATTAACTGCTCAACATAGCCTCTACGCAAGGCTCCAATAGCTTCATCAGCGTTCTTGTAAGCTAAGTCTTTTACATTACCTCCAGCCCTTCGTAACTCTGCATAAGACCTTCTTATAGTTTTTAGGTAAGCGTCTACTTGGCTCTTGCTACCCCCTTCAAGCAGTGTTCTACCTGCTGCTTCAAAATATCCTCTACCAGCTTGTTTAATGTCTCCCATGTTAACAGGAGGCACAAGGTCTGCTAAACCTTCTCTGTAAGCTGTTTTTAGAGAAGCATAGTCCTCCGCTGCTCTAGGGTCAACCCTTCTAAGAGTAGGTTCTAAAGCGTCTTGTACGGCATTTGCTAAAGAAGTAAGATCCGCTTCCAAAGTAGTGTTAGTTACTCCTTGTCCATCAAAATTACCAGCAGAGGCTATTCTTCTTCTTAGGCTCTTTTCAAGTTTTATAAGAGAGTTAACAGGCATTGAGACAACAGAACCATCAGTCCTTCCAGTGCTGAAAGTTTCTATATACTGGTCAAGAAGTCTCATAGCTTCAGGGTCAAAGTCTTCACTGATTGATCTTTTAACAACAGTAGGCTTTTCTAAAACTGCTCTTTGCTCTGCTGTTATAGCAGACTCTGCTTGTGTTCTAGGAACCCCTAACTTTTTACCTTTAGCTACATCAGCAACAATCTCAGTTTCTTTACGTAACTGCTGGAGTCTTGCTAATAAAATATCAGGCTTAACTGGTGTATTGCCAAAACTACTAGAGAAATCTTCTAAAGACCTAGTGTAGTTATTAGAAAGAGCTTGTTTTCCAGCTTTAACAGCAGTGTTTACAAATATACCGTAACTATTGTTGCCCGGAGACACAGTTCTGCCATCTCTAACTAAATCTAAAAAAGCTCCTTGTATAGCTTGATTGTTAGCATTAGCACGTTCTACAGCCCTGCCTCCAGTAAAAGGGGCGTTGTCTACTACATTTTCAAATATCTGTAAGGCTCTATTAATTTGGCCTGTCTGTGATGCACTAAGACTAGCAGCTTCTTGACCGCTTTGTCTCAGTATAGACTGAGTTTGTCTTAGGGACTCTTGTGTGCCCGGAGGCATAGCTTCAACTTTACCAGCGTGCTCAATCAAGTCTGTAGCTTCATCACTAGCAAAGCCCATCATACGGAGCATAGGTAGACCTACTTTAGCTGCGCCTAAAGTAGCTAAATCTATCCCGATACTTTCTGCACCAGCTAACGCAGAAGCCCCTACAGAAGGTTCTTCTCCCTTCCTAGTGTCTGCGTAGTATTTACTAGCGGCTGATACTATAGCTGACGTAGCAATAGGTGCCGCAGCACCTTTAGTCATCATTGACGCAACTACGCCAGCGGCAGCAGGGGCTACAACATCCATATTATCTAAAGTCCAATCTCCTACCTTCTCAACAGTATCAAATACATCTGCATCACCTACTGGTAGAGAAGCATCTGATAAGCCCCTGTCTTGAAGTTCTTGGACAGTAACAAGATTATTTTTTAATAGGAATGCCTTTCTCTGTTCTTGTCCCATCTGCATAAAGCCTTCAGGAAGCTCTACGCCTTTATATGTTAATCTTTCATTTTGGGCCATTATTAGTTACCTTAGTTTAACAAGTCATCAAGGGTGGCTTCTTTGGTTGTAGGCCCACTAACACCGTTGCCGTTAGCCCCTACAAAACGATTGTTATTGACAAACCTAAACCATTCAGATCTTTTGAAGGGATTGTCTGAATCTTCTCTATCTGCAAACACCAACGCTTTTTCTTTAGCTTTTTTAAAACCTTCAAGAATGTTTCTAAGAAGCCTAGCGTTTATTTCTGGACTTTGCTTAAAGTTGGCAAGGTTTCTTTCTAAATATTCTCTTTCAGCGTTACTGATAGCACCTGTAAAAGCGTCAAGTTTCTGTGTAAGAATATTAGCAGTATATTCCTTAAACTCACCTACATCTGCACTACCTAAACCAAAGAAGTTCTGGAATTCTTCAAGAACATTATATAAGCCTCCTGAAGTAAAATCAGGGTCTTCTACAACAGCTAATACTTTTTCTAATTTAGGTATTTCTTCAACAGCAAGAAATCCTGCGGCGTATATATTGTTTACTTGGTCTCCCCAAGCTTCTGCTTTTTTAACCTCTGCTGCTTCATCGGCAGCTTCATCAATACGTTCAGATGATGTAAGACCTCCTGAACCTATTGTTTGTGGTGTTCCCACAGGAACTTTAGGCGCTCCCTGTAATGGAATAAGCTCAAAAGAAGGATTACCTAGAGTATCTACCTTCATTACACGGGCATATCTATTACCTTCATCGTCTTTAAGCTGCTCTGTTTCACCACCAACAACTTTAGGCGTAGCTAGCTTTGCTTTGTCTGCTTCTTGCGCTTTAATATTCTCAAGCACATTAGCATACTTAGCTGCGTTAGTAGTATCTCCAGCACGTACAGCAGCCTGTAGCTGTATCTCTACAATCTTACGTAGTCTTTCAGGGTCATTTTGACCAATCTGAGACATAGCTTGTGTAGCTATCTCACTTGGAGTTCTCATGTCCATGCCACGAGCTTGTCCAACACTTCTAACAAGAGTGTTAACTAAAGGATTAGAAGACATAGCAGGCTGTAACAATCCTGAACCCATAGGTTGTCCAGAAGGTTGTTGAGCACCTCCTGCACCGCCTAAGCTAGACAATAGCCCTTGTGATAATTTAATAGCCATTACTTATTGTCCTCCAAAGATACTGCCAATGCCTGAGATTAAGTCACCAAACAAACCACCAGCAATGCTCTCTTGTCGTTCACCTGTTTCTGCACTTGTTTGTTGAGCTAACAGACCACTGTACAAGTCTCTTAGTAAGTTAGCTCTAGCAATCTCAGTTTGACCTAATGCCTCAAGACCTGTAGTACCTGCTTGTGCAAGATAACCAGCACCCTGTCGCTGACCTGTGCCAGCAATGTTAGCAAGGTTAATAGCAGGACTTAATGCAGCGAGTAACTGTTGTTCTGGCTGTGCTTGTGCAGCTTGTGCAAGACCAATGTTTTGCAACTGACCTAACTGTAATGCTTGTGGCAGTCCTGCTGCTCTACCGCCAAGGCCAAATAAACTTTCAGCAAGTCCCATCTGTTGTAGCTGTTCTGCCTGTGCTTGTCCTAGCGCACCTAGCGATGCTCTGGCCTTAGCTTCTTCCTGTGCTTGCGCTAAAGCAAACTGCTCAGGAGAACCACCAAACTGTGCTGTACGTAAACCTGTGCGCCCTTGTGCAGCTAGACGTTCTTCCAATGCAAGCTGTTGACGTTGTTCTTCAGGGCGCTGTGTAGCTCTAATGCGCTCATAGACATCAGCTTCCCTTTGTGCCATAGGTGCTGTAGCACCCGTTAGGAAGCCTCCTACGCCTCCTAGAGCCTGTCTCTGGATACCTGATACATCTGGTATACCTGCACCAAAACCTCCTGTAGCAGGGGCTGTAGGAGCTTGTGGAGGCTGCATTGGCTGCTGACGTAGATTGCCTTGGTGAAAAGCTGATGGAGGTAAATACTGACCGTACTTAAACGAGTCTCCGGGAGCTAGTGCAGGAGCTTGTGGAGGCTGTGCAGGCAACCCCATGCCACCCATGCCACCAAGCAAGCCACTGGTAATCCCTTGTAATGCTTGTTGTTGTGCAGCCATAGCTGGAGATAGAGTAGTAGTATAGCCACCTGTAGGGGTAGTCTGTATACCACCAAAGCCTGTGGATACTGTAAAGGGTCTAAAGGCACTAGCAGCTTGTGCTTCTTGGCCTATCTCTTTAGCCCCAGCAGCTAAACCAGATCCTATGCCAGATAACCTAGACATTTGATCCTGTAAAGCAGCAGCACTAAGCCCTGTCTGGATTAAGTCACTGCCAGTTAGAGTGTCCAAGAGATTACCAAAAAACCCTCCTTGAACACCTGAGCCTGTACCCGGTGGGTTACCCGGCATAACCATGTCTAAATCTGCTTGAGTAATCATTTATATTCTCTCTATGTCAATACTGTTGTTATCACGGAGGCTGCACCTGTTACCACAACAGTAACAACAAGCCAAGCCAAACGCTCCCACTTTAACGCATGGGCAGAAGCTAGTTCTTTAAGCTGTCGAAGTTCAGCAGTAGCTTCACCCCAACGCTCACCACATTCTTTCTCATGTTGAGCTATCTTCTCTAGTGCTTCCAGAGCCAAGTCAAGTGTTTGCGTCTGATCTTGCTTCATCAGTCTTTAGCCTTACCTACGTTTAGTGCAATCATGTCTAGTATCTTGTATGCCTTAGCTACTAGCTCATCATCTTTAGGTGTTTCAGTTACTGCTGAGATAGCTGACGCTAGGGCAACTAAAGCAGTAACAATGTTGAAAAAGTCAATTACGTATGGCATTACCAAGGTACTCCATCAGCAGTTGTAGGATTCTTTTGTTCTTCAATGTTAGCTGTCAGTGATGCTTCAATACCTTCTTGGTCTAACTCATCCTGACACCAGCCAATAACATCAGCTTCCGTTAGGTCTGCGTAAGCAATATAGTCGGAAGCAGAAGGATCTGGGGTGAACCCACAGGTGCCGTAGCTCGTAGCCGTGTATGTATCCTCTCCCACAGTTTCAGATTCAGTGACGCGCCAGTGTGCGATGATAACACCACCGTCAGCAGTGTTGCGTTCAAGTTGTGCTATTGTCCATGTAGCCATTAGTTATTCTCCAGTTGTGCAACCCTTGCACGTAGTGATTGTATTTCTTTAACAAGCATTGGTACTAACTTTGAGTAGTCCACAGCCATCATTTCTTCTGAGTCAGCGTCTCCAGATACAGCCTCTGGCGCAACAGTCTGTAGTTCTTGAGCTATCATGCCGTAGTCTTGGTGAGAGCCATTAGTAATCCAGTCAAACTGACGTACTTGAATGGCATCTACTCTGCTTCCAGCGTCATCAGCGTCTGCAATGTTTTCCTTGAGACGTTGGTCTGATGATGTGTTAAATGCTGTAGAGGAAGCGTTAACAGTAATACTTCCTACAGGGCCACTTGTGCCTCCTGTGGGGCTATAGTACTGCTGACATACCTGTCCATCAGAGTTAACCCTTATTTTTAAATTACCAATTTGCTGGAAAAGAAACCCATCTGAGTTTGGCGCATCTCCAGTTTGACCAGTACAACCTATGAGAAGTTGGCCTGACGAATCAATACGCATACGCTCTGCGCTTTCAGTAAAGAAACGTATTGGTCTCGTCGTGCCAGTGCCACTTGTGTTACCAATTTGCAAGCCTTGGTTTTCTTTGATGAAGGTGCCATCGTCACGAATGCGTAGCTCGCCTGCCGCTTTAACGGTAGCGTTGCCTGATGAATCAATGCGGAACCGCTCACTAGCATTTGTGTGAAAAGTCAGAGTTTGAAAAGTTGTTTCAGAGCCATTTGACCCAATTTTTAATTGTGCTCCAGTAGTTGTATTACTACCTAATGCCATGCTTCCGTTGAAGAAAACGCCATAGTCGTTATTGGCTCCACCACTCACCACGTTTACACCGTGGTCGCCAGCCACACTTCCTGTTCCAACATTTATACGACTTGCTCCAGAGGAGGCTTGTACGTCTAACGCTACAGACGGGCTAGTCGTGCTAAGACCTAACCGTTCCGTAGAAGCATCCCAGAAGAACTTAGGCGTTGTGCCTGTGTCTTCGTAAAAACTGACATCGCCGCCAAAAGCAAATTTTGCTAAAGGACGTGCGCCAGTTGCGTTATAAATGAAAACATCATTTACATCAGTTCGTAGTTGATAAGCATTACCGCCAGTTGCTTGCAGTTGTAGCGTAGCGTTTGTGCCGTTGTTTATTACTGCATTTCCATCAACAGTCAAACCATCGCTAACAACGCTGCCAGTAACGTCTATGCCTGTGTTCGTGGTGGCTAGTTTGGCTGAACCGTTGTAACGAAGGTCAACAGCGCCGCCATCAGTCGCCGTGATATAGCTTTGTGTACCAGCCGCGTTGCCAATATAAAGATTAGATGCTGACCTAAAATATAAATCACCAGTCCCTGCATCAACGATATAGCTATTCAACCCATCATGATAAATCTGTAGGTCAGAGCCAGCGCCAAAGATAGCCTTGTCGTTGTCGCCAAACAACACATTTGCTGTAGTCGTTAGACCCGGAACAGTAACAGTTCCAGTAAACGTAGGACTAGCAAGGGGAGCTTTAGCGTCTAACTGTGTCTGGATATTGGAAGTAACGCCATCGACGTAGTTTAGTTCAGCAGCAGTACTGGTTACTGTAACTCCATTAAGGGACAGTGCATCAGTTTCCAGAGTACCATCAACATCAACATTACCTGAGATGTCCAGTGTCTGAGCAGTAGTCGTGCCAGTTAAGA